CATGCCCGGTTCAGATTACTTTGGAACTAACTACCAAACTGTCAGAATGCATTGGCAAGCTATTCAGTGGAGTTAAAATACTTCTTAACATTCTGCCAAGTATTTTCAACTGAACCAGTATTGATATCAAGGACCTGACAACTAACAGTAATACGAAAGCCAGGCCCTTGCACAACATGGTGTGGTAATGCAGTCATTATTAATGCACTGGGAACATCTGTGTTTACAGAATAAATTGGAGCAGGACATTGATCCCAGGTTCGCGTTCCTGCTTGCAACTCATCTATCCAAGTATATCGGTAATCTAAAATTGGTTCACCACCTAAATAACTTGGGCGCCAATCTTCGTAGCCAGTACCATCATCTGCGTACCAATTAATTTGTCCCGGCGTTTCTGCAAGTTCATAAAAACTTAGTCGTGTGTTTAGTCGCATTGCATCAACATGAATATTGTTATCTCTTGTTGATTTGTTTAATGCAAATGCTCCAAATGCCCCTGAGCGTAGGCCAATTGGTTCTAAGAAGACGTCAACAGCTTCTTTTAATTCTATTGCTTCAATTGAGCTTGGTAAAGGAAACAGCCCCAATTGTTTACGTTGAGACTGTTTTAATTTTAGTTCGTCTAGATAAAATTCTTTTAAAAAGTCTTTTAACTTGGTTGGTAGTGTCAATTGTAACGGAACAAAGAAATCAGTGTGCATCCATTACTTATCTTGTTCCAGTACTAATTTACAAGTGGCCATAAACTCATCATATGCTGCTTTGACCATTGGATTCTCCAACAGCTTGGCTGCTTCTGCTTCCATGGCCTTAATGCCTGCTTCAGTAACTTCCCTAGCACTGGGAATTTCAACGTAGTAACGATCATCACCAAACGACTCGGCCATGGCCCGCCAGGCCGCCCTTTGTTTTTCGGTAATGGGCTTGTTATGTGGTCTCATTTCACTGGCTCGAACCATTGCAGAACTCATTGCATCTTCAGCATATCGACCTGCGGCAATCATTGGCGCCAGTGATGGTTCAATGTTAAACCTGCGCGAGCTACCGCCAGGATAACACATCACAAGATGATTGCCCTTGGGAAAGCTATCCAGGTAAGTGCTGTCGTACTCTGCAACAGGCACATACCTGCGACCTACTTTTTCGTAATAGATTTTTTTCATAACTTTGCCTTTACCAATAAAACTTGATCAAATCCTTCTGCTGTGGTTGGCATTTCAAATTTGTCAATCATGTCTTGCACAATTTCCTTTGGTATTTCTTTACCTGGCCGGGCCAGCATCTTGGCATGAAGTTCTGCAGAAGGTGTTTCAAACACCACAGCAATTTTGTAGTAGTTGGGCAACATGCGAATCTTTCTGGCACGAGTTGCTACAGTAGTACTGGTCTGATCCCAAATTATAGTGTGACCAAGCTCACGTGCTCGAACAACTTGTTGGGTCATTAGATCAATTGCTGTGGGCATGTAATCCTTAAACACTTCTGTATAAGTCTTGCCTTGTGATCTGGCATAATCTTCTACAAACACATCTGTACTGACCACAGTCAACCCCAAAGCCCAGGGCTGATTTTTAATCCAAGTACTTTTGCCCGAACCCGGTACACCAACCAATACATACAGTTTAGTCATTGCTGTTGAGTTTACGTGCCTGATATTCTGCTTCGTGTGTGTCACACAAGGTACGAATCCAACCGCCATCTCGACGTCGACCAATGGCACCACATTCTTCGCAGGCAACATCAGCCCATGATTCTGCCATACGTACCATGCCGCTGATCTCGTCATCGCCGCCGTCGTAGTAAAAACGCAAACCGCCAAATTTTTCTTTGATCTGTGCTACAACAACTTGTTGGACTTCTTTGGATACTTCAACACCATTTTCAAGTGTTTCTTGTGCTTTACTTTCATCCCAGTCGCTTGGCTCTGCAGCTTTGCCTTGATAAAACTTTACCAGTGCTTCATAACCACTTGTATATGCTGCATGCAGTTCAAGTTCGCGGTTGCGTTGCTTGTTTCGCCAGTCAATATGATGTTGAATGTTAGCACATAGACTTTCAATGATTGGCCACCAACCTTGACCCACTGCAAATCCGCCATAGGGATTTGCAAACATCTTTGGAAACTTTTCTTCCATGCGTTGAGCAAATGCTTCGTATTGATCTTCTGTATTCATAAAAGTATTATAACACCTTTGTCAATTAAGGTCAAGGAAAAAGGCTCATAGAGCCTTTCTCTTGTAATCAATCTAAATTAGATTGCAATGCCCATGCTCTGTGCTTTGTATGCTAAAGCAACCATCTTGCGGCTTGCTTGGCCGTGTTGGTATTCAGTAACACGAACACCGTTACCAGCAACACGTTGCTTGGCGTAAACTGCATAACCACGCTGACGAATCTGGCTGATTGTAGCTGTTGGGTTGGCAATACCAAAACGCTTGGCAATGGCAGCTTCTGTCAATGTTTCACCGTTCAATACAAGTGCTTGGAACAGTTTGTACTGTTTAGTGGTTTCATCAAATTTCTTCAACATTTTAAGTTTCCTTTTATATAAAATACACCTTGCTTATGCTTTGGTGGTATATTGATTATAGCAAGTTTAAAGCAGAAAGTCTATATGGTTCTTCGCCATATAGACTTCTTTTGGTTAAACTACTTTATCTTATTTGGTATTGATAAATTCGTTTAGGACCTTGGCCTTCTTGATGATCTCTTCCTCGGTAGGGAAAGGTCGGAAGGCTGGTTGTGCTGGAACTGCTTCAACTGGTTGATCCACTGAGTGGGCTCGAATTTGAACAAGATTGACTTCTTGTTCCCATTGTGCCCGAAGCATGTCGCGATGCGCATGCCAATCTTGCTCTAGCATTTCTTTTGACATCTTGAGTAGTTCAAGACGAATTGTGTAGCCGTTTGTAGCTGGTATACTCATTTTAGTTCTCCTGTGTTTGAGTGTGTTGTAAAACTGTTGTCTTACATAGTAATTATAACACACTTGTCATGACAAAGCCACCAATTACGGTGGCTTTGGTAGACTAATTTACTCTAAATTAGAAACTACGTGTGTAATTTACTGCAACAATATTCTGTTTAACATCACCACGAACTTGGTCGTAACGTACACCAACTGAGTCTTGCTTGGTAACAGCATATGATACACCAGCGCGGATAGTCTGTGTTGTATCTTTGTTTACGTTAACATCTTCCAATGCTGTACGGAAGCGGTAACCAACTTTAGCTGTCAAACCGGTATTGCCAATAGGAGCTGTCAAGCCTGGTTCAACTGAGTAGTAGGCAAAATTACCTGTACCAGCTGTGCTGTATTTCTCGCCAACGGCAACAGTGGTATAACCACTAACTGGCCCAAACAATCCAACTTGACCTGTAACACCAACTTCTAAACGTGTTGATACTGCGTTAGTACCATCAGTTTGCGTAGTTGAAACTTGAGTATGAGCTGTAAAGTTCTGGTTAATTGAACCACGAGCTGTCATATTAAAGTTTTGTTGGTCTGCACTGCCTTGGCCGTTGATACTTTGACCTTCGATAGTTACTGAACCAGCAAATGCTGCGCCACTAGTTGCTAGGGCTAAAATTGCTAAGATTTTCTTCATATAAATTTCCTTTTTAAAGACAACAAAAACTTGTTGCTGAAATAGTTATGCTGTCCGATTTAGCACTGCTTACCAATATTATACCAAAAAGAAACCCGCCGAAGCGGGTTCTGAATTTCTGTTACGAGGTATGTCTTACCCTAAGCGGAGTTTAGGCCACTAATGCGAACTGTGAGTCGTTTGCGTTTACTTTTTTGCTTCTTCGGCCGAGTTCCCCCAACCCTACGGTTTTCACATTACCGTGCTGTCCACTCTGTTACTTGTTGCCCTGTCGAAACCTGGTCATCCCCATCAGAAAGATTTTCATCTTCAAACCACTGCCAACTTAAACTATAGTTCCATAAATTTAATGGAGGAAAATAGTTGTCCCATTGTTCCATGAAAATCCTTTTGGTGGAGATGGAGGGAATCGAACCCTCGTCCAGAACACTTTTTTCTTTGCTTCATACAGCAATAACTTACAGTATATATTTATTTGATTGTGTTGTCAAGTGTTTATTTTTCACTTGCTACAAAGCGCAGGTCTCTGCTGATAGAACCTAATTCTTTTTTCATTTGCGGACCTGCTTTTTTAACGTCAGCTCTGGCAACATGAGTGTCAGGTTCGTCTTGTGTTGTTACATTTACACCTTGATTGGTTTTTGTATCAAACCCGTGTATGTTGATATTCTTATAACGCTTTTCCAGCTCTTGCCATACACGATAGCCGCCTGTGCTTTGTTTGTTATCGCTTACTAAAGTTAAACCTTGATCTAGTATTAAGAAAGCATATAAGTCTGCGGCACGGTATTGATTCTCAGGTCCTGAGTATGTTCCTTGAATCACAAGACTGTTTGGATTTGATACATATGGACGGCCAGTGGTAGCAAGTTGACAGGAACGTGTGTCTGTATTGAATACATAATATGTATTTGAACCCCTGGATGCCCAGTTCCATAGTTCATAGCTGCTGGACATTTTGGCAACAAACTTACCCAAGTATTCTGATTCTTGTCCTGGGGGAATAGGTTTACCATTGTTGGGCATAACATCCAAGTGCTGGCGTTTGCTTTTAGAAACCGTTGGGACAGATGTAATCTCTTTAATTTTCATATTAAATAAATTTAAATAGCCCAAAAATTGTGCCGGCGTTGTTACTGTAAGCAAGGTAGTTGGCATTTGGTGCACCAAATGTATTAGATGACCCAAACCACTTGGCGGCACGGTCTGCGTCAGATACATCAACCCAAGAGCCAGTTCCATCTATTACTCCATCAACTACATTTTGTATCCAACGCTTTGTATCGCAGGTGGTAAGATTGTACCACCAGGTATCTTCACTTGGAAACTCTGGTGCTGTATTACCCGAGTATACTCGTTGTTCTGCAGCAAAGTAAAGTGTGGTGCCAGTTGGGTATGTTCCCTTGCGCTCTAGTGCGTAATTGTTATCCATCGCGCCATTGGCATCTTCTAATAGTTCACCGGTTTCTAAACGTGCAAGGCCAAGATTAAACAACTCTAATTGACCGTTTAGTAACTTACGAGGTTTTAGATTCTCATCAACATAACAAATAAAGAATTCTTCAGCAACACCTATACCACTGATGTCAATAGAAGGAATACTAAATGTATGATTGTATCCTCGGCGTAATTCTATTGGTGGACTTTCATTTAAGTAAATGCCTTTACGACCATTGATTGTTTGTTCACTTTCTTTACCAGTCACTGCCCAACAATTTCTATCGCGGATCCATAAAAACTCAAAAGCTGTTGGCATTGGATCTAATATTGCATTTTCGGTTGGGTTACCACCTTGATCATTTTTATCACCTGATATAACTGTAGAAGTATATCCGACCAACTTGCCGCAATAGTCGTAAATGGGTTCTTCTTGTGCAAAGAAGGGATCTTGTGGAGTCAATGCTGTTACTGCTAAACTGTATACTTCTGGACCTAGTATTGGCATCCATATGTTGGCATTTTCAATACCGTCTACTTTTACTGGATAGCTACCAGTTTGTTTTATGCCAGCTACCAAAGTTTGTGCTGTGGCTGTTGCACTTTTTAAGTTGGGTACATCAGGTGGTGGGTAAGGTGGATTCCATTGATTGGCCAATGGTGGTGCGGATGCAACTGTAGGACCACCGCCAGGCGTATATGGCTTACCGGTTGTTAGATCATGCTTATGGCGGAAGTCTGGAAACAGTTGTCTGTTGATTGATTTATTAAGAGCTTTGTTTACACCTTGCAATCTTTTCTTTAATGCATCCAATTGCTTTCCTGGAATATTTCCCATGTTACCAACGTGCTTGCTTAGACTTCCTAAGATACTGTCAGGGTTGTAACCTCCGCCGGCTCCGATGCCACCATTGCCAGATAAACAAATACTGGGTTTGGCCAAACGACCTAAATCGTTTAAAATTGCATTCAATTCCCTATACTCAGCGTCAATGACTTGGCCAATGACATCAGGAATCAACGGTGCCCTCAATGGAATTTTACATAGGCCATCTAACGCCAATAAACTTTGTACTTCTGCAATTGCAGCATTTATACGGCCCAATGTTTCTGGAATACCTGCCAGTGCTTCGGCTGCTTTTAATTGGTCACGCACATCCTTTAGTTCATCCTTGAGGTCACCTAGACCAGCAAGCCCTGCTTCTTCAGCCATCTTGCTAAGGTCAAAGTTTACGCATAATAGCGGACCTTTGAGCATGTTGTTGATACCACCAAACAAGATAGCACAAATGATATCTTTAACGGGCTTGTTAAGAATGCCTTTGGTTGCAACGCTGACTCCGGGAATAACTGGGATATTTGCCATAGTGTGTTACTTATGCCCAGCGTAGGTCTGGTGGCAATGCTGAACCGCCGCGACCGCCGCCATTTTGATAAGGCGCTGAACCATTGCGGGCTACCAGTACTGCTACACTTGCAGGACTTGCTCCGTTGTAGGCCACGTGTACCCAACGTCCTTCAAAGATCAATTGACTGAATGGCAAACCAGATGCGCCAATCCACTTGAACATTTTCTTTGCTCCTTCAACTGCATCACCTTGCAACAGTTGAATGTCTGCCGCTTTGCCTTTGGTATGGTCACTTGTGGTTGACCCGTCAAACGAAGTTGGGCGGAATCCTGAACTGATACTCATACCTGGAAACTCAGCTTTGACTTTGTCTAATATGTTTTCGCAAAGAGCTTTCCAATTACATGCTGCAGTTTTTGTTGTGACGCTGCCGCCAACTGGTTTACGATTCATGTGTGAATATCTGAATGATTTACTACAACCTTTGTCCCACATGCTGTCATCATATTCAGCACAGTCTGTAGGCTCATTGGTATCTGGAGGGCCAGGTGGTTGTCCGCCTTCGCCGGCTCCAGCACCCATTGTTTTGGCCATGTCAGAACGCATGGCAGCATCGCCTTCGGGTGTATTAGGGTAATATATTACCCCGCTTTCTGTTGTTAATCTTGCACCTGAGCCAGGCGCTTTTGCATCACACATGTTGAAATCTCCCAGGTATTTATGGGAGATTTCATTTTAACCTACGTGTACATCAGGGCTACCGTCTGCCCGACTATCGCCGCAAGTATCAGCGTCACCTTCCCTATTTACAGGAATTCCACCAATAAAAACAGTAGGGCTACCGTTTGCAGTGGTTGTGTCATTGATCTCGCCTGTTCTATGATCAGATACTGTACTGCCATCAACGCTGGCCAATTGCCCATTGACGTAGACAGTACCTTGTGGCACATCTTCAATTATGCCGCCATCATCGTTGGCATCACCCTGGCGATGTACCGCTGGCATTAGAACTTCAATCCAGCTGGCGCAACTTGGATACCACTCATAGCACTGCTGTATTGATCAGCAAGTTCTTTGTCAGTATTAGCCACGCACACTACCAGTGCTCGGTTGATCTTTAGATTGCGTGTGTTGGCAGGATTAACTGTCATCAGGTACGGAGTAAGTGCTGGGCCACCTTTGGGACCAACACTTAGTGTTACTGGGCGATCAATGGTGTACGTTAAGCTATCGTCATCTTTGTAAGTACCAATAAGTTCTTCGCCTGAACTCATTTTTAGAGTCACTACATCACCATCACGTTTGACATCAATTAACATTTTTTTCCTTAAAGTTTAAATCCAGCAAAGGTATCTTTGCTTACGTCTTGTTTAATACCACCAATAACATAACTTTCAATTTCTGTTTCCTGTGGCGCTACTTGCAGGCCCTTGCTGCTGGTCCAATGATCTGTCCAAGGCAAAGGATTGTCATTGGCACTGCGATCATAACGTGTTTCAACACCAAGACCTTTTAGTCGTTTGTTGGCAATATACTCAACATACTGATGTAATAGTTTTGCGTTAAGGCCAACAATGGCGCCACGGCTAAACAAATAGTCTGCCCAGTCTTTTTCTTCTGCAACAACTTGATCATAGATTTCGCCAATCAAATGCAAGTTGGCATTGGCAATTTCTTGCATCTCAGGATCATCACCTTTGAGCCAATTTTTAATAATATGGCTTGTGATACTTAAATGTTGACTTTCATCACGTGCAATCAAACTAATAATCTTAGCACTGCCTTCCATCTTCTTTAATTCACCAAAGGCAAAACTGCAAGCAAAGCTGACATAAAAGCGAAGTGCTTCAAGCGCATTGACATTGACCATTGCTAAAAATAGTTTTGTTTTAACTTCACGCAAGGTACCCTTGCCGCCATGTGTGTATGCTCCAGAGATTTCAATAAACTCGTCGTAGCTTTTTGTCACACTTTTAGCACGAGCAATAATTTTTTCATCTTCTAATAGGGTGTCAAACACTTCACTTGGATTACTATAGATATTTTTAATGATGTGCGTATAACTACGGCTATGGATGTTTTCAAAAAACTGCCAGGTATTCATGCATCCTTCAAGCTCGGGCAGTGTGCAATAAGGCATAAATGCAATTGCTGGCGCACGACCTTGAACTGAATCTAATAAAATTTGATACTTGAGATTTGAAGTAAAGATAAACTTCTGCTCGTCACGGAAGTCCATATAGTCACCGCGATCTTTTTGCAGTGACACTTCTTCAGGTCGCCAGAAGTAGCCAAGTTGTGTTTGTGTTAGCTTATCAAACACAGGATACTTGAATGTGTCAAATCGTTGGGCATTGAGTGCTTCACCAAAAAACATAGGCTGTTTGGTGAAGTCTACTTTATCCTTGTTAAAAACTGTTGACATATTATTTTCTTAGATTGTGCAGGCTTCACAAGCCTCAGAATCGTCATCATTGACTTGTTCTAATTGTAACATAGGTGCGGTGGTGGTGTCAAGTGTATCCTCGTCCTCACCTTTCATATCATATGTGTTTTGGTAATACGAAGTCTTCCAACCCAACTTGTAAGTGGTCAATAAGTCACGGAACATAACACTCATTGGCACTTCATTGTTGGGATAATGCTTGGGATTGTAACTCCAATTGCCCGAAATAGCTTGGTCAAAGTATTTTTGCATTGCCGCAACAATTTTAACGTAACCATCTTGGACGCCTTCTTCATACAGGTATGAATAGTTGTTTTTCAAACTGCCGTATTGTGGGACAATTTGCTTGAGTGGTCCTTTTTTGCTCTTCTTAGTACTCATTGCTGCACGTGGTGGCTCAATGCCGTTGGTTTCGTTAGATGCAACAGAACTGGATTCGCTGGGCATTTGTGCGCTGAGTGTGCTGTGACGCATGCCGTGTTCAGCGATTTCGCGGCGTAACAATTCCCAATCGTAATGCAAGTCTGTGCCCAGAAACTCATCAACATCACGCTTGTATGTGTCAATAGGCAGAATGCCTTGGCTGTATTTGGTACGATCGAAGTATTCACAACGACCTTTTTCTTTTGCCAGTTCAACGCTGGCCTTGATCAAGTAGTATTGAAACGCTTCTGTTAAGCGATTAACTGATTGTGCTGCTTCTAAGTCAGAATACTTTAGACCCTTCTTGGCCAAGTAATGTGCAAGGCCAATATAACCAATGCCAAGACTACGACGAGACTTTGTACTGATCTCTGCGGCAATAACTGGATAACGCTGATAGTCAATAATCTGATCCAACGCACGAACAGCCAGTTCAGTCAAATTCTTCAAGTCATCTAATTCTCGAACATTGCCTACATTGATGGCACTTAGAATACAAAGAGCAATTTCGCCTTCCTTGTCATCCAGCGACTGAATAGGATCAGTTGGCAATGTAATTTCTTGGCACAAGTTGCTCATACGCACCATGTCTGTAAAACTGCTGTGGCTGTTGCAATGGTCAATGTTCATGATATAGATACGACCAGTTTCTGCACGTTCTTTTAGAATCTCCCCAAACAGTTCCATGGCCTTGACTGTTTTCTTGCTAATCTTAGAATCATTTTCGTACTTGACATACAATGCATCAAACACTTCGTTGTTACCAAATGCTTCGTACAAGCCTGGAACTTCGTGCGGAGAGAACAAGGTAATATCACCATTGGCCAACAAGCGTTCGTAAAAGATCTTGCTCAATTGAATTGAGTAATCAAGTTTACGCACACGATTATCTTCTGTGCCTTTGTTATTTTTTAAAACAACAACATCTTCAATTTCTTTGTGCCAAATTGGAAAATGTACTGTGGCACTTCCGCCACGTACACCATTTTGCGTACAGCTACGCACCACTGATTCAAATACTTTTAAGAAAGGAATAACACCGGTATGAGCAACTTCACCTCCGCGAATCTTAGAATTGATAGCACGGATGCGGCCAACGTTCAAACCAATGCCAGCACGTTGAGCAATGTAATAACCAACGGCGGTAGAACTGTTAAAGATTGAAGGCAATGTGTCATCAACATCAACTAATACGCAACTGGCAAATTGACGAATAGGTGTACGTACACCACTCATCACAGGAGTAGGAATGTTGATCTTAAATGTAGAGATAGCATCGTAGTAACGACGAATAAAACTCAGGCGCTTATCAGCAGGATATGTAGCAAACAGCGTTGCGGCAATCATCATGTACATATACTGTGGAGTTTCGTAGATGTGTCCATTGCTGCGATCTTGAACAAGATATTTGTCTACCACTTGGCGCATACCTGCGTATGTAAAGTCTAAGTCACGTTGGTGATTGATGTAAACATCAAGTTGGCGCCATTCTGCTTCAGTATATTGAGTCAACAATTCAGCATCATATACACCACGTTCAACGTTCTTATTAACTAGGTCATACAATGGAATATAATCAAATTTTCCAAATACGTCCTTGCGTAAACCGTATAGCAATAAACGGGCGGCGGCATACTGATATTTTGGCTTGTCTAGACTAATTAAATCGCTGGCACTGCGTACTAGGATTTCTTGGATATCTGCTGTTGTGATGCCATCATTGAATTGTAAATCTGCATTCATTTCTATTTGGCTAACACTTACACCAGCCAAACCCTCACATGCTTCTTCAACCATTAAATGGATTTTGTTAATATCTAACGGCTCTTTATGTCCGTCTCTTTTTACTACATTGATTTCTGATTTACTCATATTTCCTTTTAACTCAATTTTCATTTAGGTCTCCTAATACAGTACGCAAGTTCATACTTAACAAAGATCCATAGCGCAATATCTTTATACTTTAACCAGGCTAGCGAGGTCGCTAGGCGTCCATGTTTGTAAAATTTGCATGTTTGTTTGACCTATGTCAATCACTTCACCGTCATAATAATTTAACAAAGTTTTGTTGGGCAGTATTACCAATAGTCTGGGTATATCATTTATCATAGACAGCATCAGTTCACAGTTGATGCCCAGTAGTACAAGACTATAAAACATTCCGAGACCTTGTGCATTGGGGCAAAATGATCCGGTGCCAACCAATTCCCATGGATCAGGCCAAGTTTCTTGTCGCCATGGGTCAACTGTTTTATTAACCATTGGAACAAATTTCCACCAAACAGCCACTTCTTGATAAACAGAGTCAAGGTCCAATCCTGTTAAACTTTGACGCCAATCGCGCCAGGCCAACAACTTGCCTTGCTTGTCTATAAACCAATGTTCTAAATTTCTATGTTCCACTCTGATACTTATATCAGTTTGTAATATTGTTCTACTCGACGCAACCACAAGTCTTGATAATGTTTGAACTCGTTACCTTCGATTATAAATTCTTGATATTCGTTGTCTGCACTGCACATGAAAATAACACCTTTTCTAATCTTGGTACCATGTACTTCGTCATGTGCCAATGCGTATGCTGTAGTTTGGACAAAGTAATCTTCAATCCATTCTTTTTTCTTTGGCTTATTGGTTTGCTTATGATCCATAATGGCATCTTGTCTACTGTGTACTCCTACCAAGTCAGTGGTGCCTGCATACAGTCCTGGACAATACAGTTGTACTTCTGTGCCCCAAACTTCATCACAATTGACCAAGCCTTCAGTGATAATGGTCTGCGCCATTTTGTGGCTTTGTACGCTGTATGGATTGGTGCCAGGTTCCCCAGTATCACCAGTAAGCACATAATTCTCAAGCCATTTGTGCATACGAGTTCCGCGGCCTGCAGCTTCGGTAGTAATTTCTTTGGCTTTTTGTTCGCCTACACGCTTGCGCCAATTGGCCAGGGCTTGTTTGGATTCTTCAGATTTGGTTCGATCTAAAATTGTTGTAACACTTGGTACACGAGCACCATCAGGTGTTTCATAAAGACGACTTGCGCCGTCGATCCTGTTTAAAGGATTGTAATTATATTTGGGGTTGAATTTTATCATTGTTACTTATTATACACAGCAGTGTAATATAAGTCAATGATTACCAGGCAATTACCCACTGAAACGTGGTATGGCCTGTTGGATTGATTTGGCGGTCAATTGTGTATCCTAAGTCTGAAAAGTACTGGATCACTTTTGCCATTTGTAAAGTTTTTTGTCTATCGTCGTGAACACCTGTCCAAGTGTTACAATATTGAGTTGCCAATGCATATCCGGTGTCGTTGGGATTCTTGGCCATTGTACTGGTTGTGGATACTGTTACTTCAACAGCACCTTCTGCGGCTGCAAATAACACAGCTTCTTCTAAGTCACGGATTTCTCTTAGTACAAAAATATCTTGAAGTGACTTTAATCTTGCTTCTGATGCTGTTAACATTACGCGGCTCATAATCCCAAATCCTTTCGTGCTTGCTTGACAGCATCTTTACTTACAGTTTCTTTATTTTGTTCTGCTTGATCTTGTGTATCTGCTGTAGGAGTAGTAGATAACATAATTTTATCATTGCTAACATCAGCAACCAATTCATTGTTCTTGGCTTTGAATGTTGAAATTAAACCGCGGATAGCATCAATTTGATTTGATGCACTGAATCCCATACGGTTAAGACGTTGTACTAATTCTTGCATAGGCAAGGTTGCTACGCCATCATTTTGACTCTTAATCAAGAGCATTTTGACAGCGTTGGCAAAACTTTGATCTACACTAGATAGTTCAAGCAATATCACTCTTCATCTCCCTGCCAGTAGGTTCTTCTTCTGGGCCTGCGCTACTTGGGAAAATTGGAGCTTCGCCGCCTGCTTCTTCGCCAGGAACAGCAACTGGCAATGCATCACCTGGGCTTGTTAAACCAGTAATAGCAGAGTCAAGTGTATCTTTTGTTTGCATCAACATGTTGATTGCTTCTTCCAACGCTGTTTTAACAGTCTGTGCATACTGTTCGCCAGCGCCATCGCCAAAGCGAGCTTTGATTTGGTCAACCAATGTGATCATATCACTGCCTAACATATCAGCTACATCTTCAATCATGCCTTGGAAGTCTTTGTTCATTGCACGGGCAGCAATTACAACTTCTGCTTGATCAAGATCTGCGTCATCTAATTCAGCTTCAAAAAGAACTGGGTCTACATTTGCCATTTCTTCATAAACTTCACGCTGTAAAATTGCACGAGTATAAGCTGCGCCACCTTTACTTGATAAAGTATCAATTTCTTGTTTTACACGCTCTAGCTGTTCACGTAGCATGCGGCCGCCCAATGGCTGTACCGCAATGCTTTCTTTACGTAATGCATGGCGAGCTGCTTGTCCCGGTGTTTGTGTTATTGTTATATCATTAAATTTCATAATGGTCTCCGATACTTTATTTAGTGTTTTGGCTTGTTCATTTTGTTCATTTTAGCCATACGTTTACTGAGCTGGTTGAACTTTTTGGTTCTACGAGCTCTAGCAATAAGTCTCTTTTTGAATTTGTTTTTTAAGCGTTTAAATCTAATGCTTCTTTTGATGTCAATTCGCTTGCTACAAGTACTGGCTGAGCTAACTACTCTACCCTTTTTGCGGCCAACTGTGCAGCGAACTTTGCGTTTGATTCGTTTACCACTACGGCCCCATACTATTTTAGCTTCAACAACTATTTGCATATTATTTTGGTAAGTGTGTAATCACATAACCCAACATTGCCAATAAACCTACAATTACTGTTGCAGTGGCCGAGACCATAATTTTGAATTTTTCATCTTTGGCACTGCTTAACATGTTTTTAATTTCGCTCATGTTCTTAGAATTATCTGATTTAAAGGCTGAAAAATCATTGTGGATGCGATCCAAGGCGTCTTCTATTGATCCTATTTTTTCTTCTAAACGCTTATAGCGTTCTGCACACAGCTCAACGTGTAATTCTAAGCTGGTTTGTTCTGTAATTGGTTTTTCGCTTGACATCTATAACTATCCCACGGTAAAGTTACCCGCATGGCTCTTGCCTAGTAGGTAATATTTTAGTTAAATTGTGAGCCTGGATGAGTTGTGCAAAGCGGTTGTTTATATAGATATATTTAGCACAATTAGAAAGAATCGTGGCGTATGTAAAACGTATTTGCGTCGGGTCCGCTTGTCATTAACCTACCATCTAATACGGCTGTTTCTGATAATCCTGTGATTGCAACATGTCCAGTGGTATCAGTGGCCAATGTTTCTTCTGTCATTTGACCAATACGTTCAGCAATCCATTTTAAGCACCAAACACGCTGTGTACCAGTGATATTTTCCCCAAATAAACTGTCATTGACATTTTGTTGATCTATACAATCTACGCCTGCCAGCAAGGGTTGACCACGGCTGGCAATAATATTCATCAGTGTGGCAAGATTGCTACGACTTTCATTTGTTGATGGGCCAATATCATATAGTGTCCAGGCCGTAAAAAATTCTGGGTCAGCACCCATGTGTGCCCCGGGAATCATCCAGGATTTTTTATCTTCTCTTTTTTCCATTTATCTTAGTGTAGCAATGGCGCGGCCTAATGCATACCCTGCCAGGCCTGCAGCACCAACCTTGGCAACACTCTTTAAGAAACTATCGCTTGATCTTGATCCAGCAATAGCACCTGCTCCAAGAGCTGCCAATTCAGCATTTGCTACTCCAGTTACTTCGTATCCTTTGTTTCTACTCAATGCATCCAACACCGGTAGCAATTCGCTACGCTTGCCTCTTAAACGATAATACTGTAATAGTCGAGTCACACATAACTCGCGTTGATGAGTAGACAAGTTTTCCCAGTCAGTGATCAATCTACGCAGGCTCTTATAGTTGCTGATGTCAATGTTCATTTGACCTTCTAAACGATACATGATTCTGATCGCTGTCACTCTATCTAGTGTTCCATTGGCAATACCACTTAAGAACTGTTTTACTAATTTAGCATTGGTACGAAGTTGTTTTGCTAATACTAAATTCTGATCATGTGCTTTAAGCTGTTGAGCTGTGCCGCCCACCGGATTTAACATAATATGTAAACCTTGATATAGGTCAGTGCCACTTACTCGTGGAGATGTAAAATTACCAAACATCAATGTACGCTGTGCATAGTCTTTGGCAAATGGTGCTGTTTCAAATTCTTTACTCAACATGTAAAGTGTTAACATGTTTAAGAATACACTATCAACAGCATCACGTAATGTAAGTTGACCCAAGTAAGTGTTACGAAACATCTTGCTTTCGTTGCAGTTTTCTTTAATAAAGCTAAAGCTGTTGTCTTGAATATCTTCCACTTTACTTGTCCTTCATAAACACAGGACGATTAACTAATTTAATCTTACCATGTGGTGTAGCAGATACAAAGCCTTCATGGCCAGTACTTGTTTGAACGCTGCTTGTATCTGTACCAACTGCCTTATCAAGTTGGTCTTTAATCTTATGCTTGATAACAGTAATGCCAGCCACAATGTCCCAGGCTGTTTGGAATGCTTTTTTAAATTGATTAATGTGAGCTTCTACGTTTGCTTGTTTGTTTGGTGTTAAACCGCTTGTGCCCTTAAGCCAGGACATGAACTCATTGGCCACTGCTTTGCCGTTTGTAATTTCTTGTCCACCGCGAGCTTTAAAATTAATAAAGCTCTTGAAAACGTCTGGTAAGTTTGAAATTTTCAATGTGCCAATTGTAAAAGGATCCATCATGTCATCAATCTGTGCAGCGGCTGGACTATTGATAAGTGCCTGTACTCGTTTAATGTCTGCGTCTGGCAGCTTAACAACTGTTTCTTGTGTTAAGTTTGTTGATGGTCCAAACACAACCAATCCTGGCACTGTTTTGATACCAACAGAATCTGGTGTAACGGGAGTTGGTTCGGCACTGGCCGATGCAGCTTCGTCTGCTGATTCATACATACCGTGTACTGCAATACCAGCACGGCTGCGAACAATCTTCTTACCAATTTCACTATTCTTGTCAATATGGTATTCAATTTTGTTAGGACTGAAGTTTACATTTGAATCATCAATGGTCAAATCTTGTGCCTTCATCCATAGCATGTCACCTTGGAACATTTTGCCTGCTGTCTTGGTAGGAGTAGCACGTTTTAACAAATCATACATGCCGCCAAAGTGTGCAGCATATTCAGCACGGCCTGGACTATCTGGCTTGCGATTATAAATCATTGCAGACACTTCTTCGGCGCTGGTTGGGCGGCCATCATATTTCTTGGCGCCAATACCTGCTTTGTCAGTTACAATAAATGTAGCTTTGTCTAACCAACCAAAGATAACTGCTGGGCTACCATCCCATTTGATTGTTGTAGTTTCGTGGTGTGATTCAGCAACATGCATTAGTGCAGACAGCGCACGTTGGGCACCTTCAATACCATTTTCATCAAACATGATATCTTCTGGATGATCAATGCGAGCCTTGGCTTCTTTTAATACTCGCTTATGATTGGTTGTTACTTCAAATATTTTCATGCTACTGGATTTGCTTTATCATAATTGGCTCGTGCCGTGTCATAAATTTGTTTCATCTCAGGTCCTGACAGGCCAGGATTTGATGCCAATGCACGTTTAACTGCCTCTTCACCTGCGGTGTGAGAATCTTCTAATGCTTTGAACTCTGGTTTATTTTCTGCTTGAGCATCAGCAGCCGGAGTTGCATTAAAGTTCATGCGATCAATTGCGTCATACACTGTCTTTGCCCATTGTTTATAAATGTCAAATGACTTAGCTCTTGGTGGTTGATCTGTTACTGCAATTTTTAACCAAGCACCAAATTGAGCTTGAATCAATCTTTCAACTTTGGCAACTACTTGGCTAACCGCGGCTTGATCAACGTTGTCATGTGATGATAATAATCTTGCCAGTGCCGCTGGATTAACCAACTGTGGCACATTGGCCATTATAGCTTGCATTTCTTCTGTGCTGATATTCAAATAACGTTTTTGAATACCAGTGGTACCTGTCAGCATGTTAATGGTAACAAGTTCTTCTAAGTTGTCTGCCAACTGTTCGTTGGGATTCAATGATTTTAAGTCTGGGCTATTTTGTAAAAATAAAACTTTATTAAGTGCTACACTGGCTGTCTTAAATTCTTCTAATGCGTTTTCGTCAACTTCAACATTTTCACTATCTTCGGCTTGAGTCTGAAGGAAGACAATTGTTGCAGCAACGATCAATGATATAATTTTAACTGCCTGCGCTACTTCTACTCCAATGTTGGCTGTACCTGTTCCGCTTAATATTGCATCAAAAATCAGTTTTACTTCATTGTTGGCGCCAGCATTGCTTGTAAGCACAAGACGTTCAATATCAGCACGATTGGATTTGATTGTTTGAGCAATAACAGTTCCATCTACGCTGATGTTATCACTTGCTGAAATTTTAGATGCAGCACTCAATGCCTGCTGATATATCATTTTTACTGGCAACGGTGATGTGCCGTTTTTAATCAAATCAAGTTGATTACCAACACGTTGCATAATACGTGGTGTTGTTGCATTTGCAATTGCATCTGCAAACTTCTGTAAAGCAGCATCCTGGCCGCGTAAGGCACGAACGACACCAGTTGGGCCGTCTCCGCCGGCCATTGTTTTAACTTTAGAAATAAAGTTATCCAAAAATCCTTCGTCTAGCTGTCTGCTTAAATCATTAATTTTCACTGCTCATTTTCCTTTATTGAACGGACACCCCTGGTAAACTTTGCCGGGTCTCCGTTTTTAATGGCTAGTTGCAGTCTACGTACTAGCTCTTCTGCTTGATGCGGAGGATAGTTAGTTTGTATAATTTCAACCAGATTAATAACGCGGGCAATAGCCTGTGTTGCTAGTCCTTCAACATGCAAGTGCTTGTCTTGCTTGGGAACTAAGCCTGTAATTTCTTCTAAGATGCTACGAGTTTGTTTACGCATGATTAATATATTTAGCTAAATAAAGTTAATAGGAGACTCTGAAAATGCAACTTTCACCCAGCGCACAAGATCTAAGAAACTTGGCAAATCGTTTACAACAATTAAGCGAGTACGATACCAGTACCGATACGCACGAACCTGACCATGAAATTACAGATAGCGAACTAAGTCGCTTAAAAATTGCACTACGCCCATTGGTCGGCAGTGACATGCAAAGCCGTTTTATGCAGGTTTTGAACAAAATGGTAAGCGGACAGCCTGTGACTTTTGCTGAATCTAAAATGATTACATCTGCTTTTATTAGCATGGCTGACATTATTGCTTCAGACAGTTCATTGATTTCCCGTTTACGCAATGATATTAGAGATTACAACGATGAAAAAGGTGGTGACAATTCAGAAGGCGACGAATACAACCCAGCTATTGGACCTGACGATTTTGAAGAGCCAGAAGAACTGCCAAAAGACGATCGCGAATTTAAGTAATTAAATTTCACGGCTTACAATAGCCCTTAGTGCATCTCTGTTAGCGTTGCTGGCAACTGGTGCAGTTAAGGGCTTTGCCTTGGATATGCCAGAATCTGGTTTTTCTAAATCAAAGCCTTCTTTTGCTTGAGGCTTTTCCCATCCGGTAGTAACTGGTCGGTCAGTGACAATTGGAGTACCCATAGTGTTGCGTTTTAACTTGTCATATACATCACCTGGGCGTGTGGTTAAACTGGCTTGATCACCTTCCATATCGCTAATGCGTAGTGTGTCTGGATTGAAACTTAAATCAATCTTTTGGCCAACTGCGCCTGAACTACGAGTCTTCATAAACTGTAACTGTACCATACAACGTTCACGCATTGTAGGCGTAGAGAAAATACCAAATACGTTATCAGCAGTTTGAATTTTACTTAAACCACCAGCAATCATTGAATGGTCAAATTCTACACTTTCAACAGCACTACGATTCAACTGACTGGCTGTTGCCAACAACAACTGCTCACCAACAACCAAGTTTCGCAATTCTTCCGCTACTAGCTTGTCCTTGACAAACATATCGCTTACACTGATTTTTTGACCTGCTGGCATCATCAAGTCCAAGTAGTCAACCAAGATGGCATCTACTTTAATCTTACGCTGTGTTTGGAATTCACGAACCCAGGATAACAAGTCGTTTGGCGTGACGCCGTTGGTCAACTGTACAATTTGTAGTACACCAGCTTTCTTGCCTGCCATACGTACCTTAAGGTCAACGTCTTCTAGTTTCTTAAAAACTTCACGAGTAGGAGTATCTGATATCATTGCATCCATACGCATAGCACACAGGCCTTCAGATAGTTCTAATGAAAAGTAAACTGTATTCAATCCTGTCCTAGCCCAATTTAGTGCTAAGTTTTGTAAGAACAAACTCTTACCTGCACCAGATGCTCCAGCAAAGATGTTCAACTCACCCCTGTTGAACCCACCATACAGTTTATCGTCAAGTGACTTCCAACCTGTGCTCAACTGTCCATTATTATCTTTAAGTGCATTGAGTCGACCTGCAGGGTCAGCAAAGTAATCTGTACCAAATGTCTTTGGTAAGCCAACTTGTACTGCATCCTTAATCAGCTTTTCAACTGCGCCATACTGGCTTTTATCCAACATGTCAGCACTTTGAAGAATAGCCTTCTCTAACGCTTTGTGTCTTGCAAAGCCTTCAAACTCTGTCAAGAACCAACTGCTGTGTTCAACAGCCTGTGTTTCTAAATTAGAAAGTTCTGTATTTGTGGTAGCCTTAACTTGTGTTATATCTGGTATGTTACCATGTTCATTTACATAGGTCTTAATAAACTCTGCGGCATTACGCAACCTACGATCAAAGTGTTCGGGATCCAATACGTTTTGACAACGAGCTGCCAAGTCTCTGTTACTGATTAAAAAGTCCAGAAATAATTTTTGTAACTCATATCCATATTCTTTTACATCATCTGCCATCAATTATTCCCCCATCGCAATGCTGTCATTGCAGCATCTTCTTGTTTGTTAAAATTAAACACCATATAGTTCTCTGTTAATTCTGTGTTATACTTACCGCCTGGTAATCCGTATTCTTCCACCACCCAGGCGCACACATGATTCCACCATTCGGTTGTATCTTGTCCCAGTTTCCAAGTTAGTTTAACTTTATACACACCACCGCCTTGCTAATAATTTAATCTTCAATGAAGAGGTCTCAATTGCCGATATTACACTTTGTAAGGTAGCGACTCGCCCAAAATGTTGTACAGCATCATTGGCATCTTTAATACCCTCAGGCCATTCTGGAAAGCTAACACTCCACCCTAACTCTGCTGCTTGCAATGCCAACTGTAAGCCTGCTCTATCTCTGTCAGGTAATACAACTGGTTCGTTGTCAATGTCTTCAATTATCTTTGCTTGCTCAGGACTGATGCTGTTGGTCATAATGGCAACACCGTCTAAACTTAGAGCATCATATTCACCTTCTGTGACCACTGTGTATTTTCTTGCTTGGCTTTGTCGATCTAAGTTATAAACAAAACTTGCCGGACGGCTAGCAATAATCTTGGCAACACCTTTGGGTACTTCACCAATCCAACGTGCGTTATAACCAACTAACTTGCCATCATCAAAGAAAGGCAGAATTGCACGATTGTTCATGCCTTGTATGCTGCTGGGACTAGACAGCCAATCAGTCAGCTCAAGAACTCGGCGACTATCCAAGTATTCAGCCGCTTCTAATGTAATGTCTTGTATTTCCCACGGAAACTCAATTTCTGGCCAATCTGGTTTTTTAAATGGTTCGTGGATGGTATCTTCATCTTCGATGACCTGGTCCCATAATTGTATCTTGAGTCTTTGGATGTCACCTTCGTCTACGCCAATGGCTCGCATGAACTTGATCAGCTTGATACCTAATCGTTGTCCTGGTCGCCAGCCTGTGGTATAACCACAGTTAAAACAATGATAGCCCACTCGGTCTTGTTCAAACTTGATGCCACCACGATGCTTGGTATCCGGACGTGCTTGTCCATTTTGAACACATACTGGACAGTTCATAGTCAACCAACCGTTTGTGTTGCGTTTTAATGCAGGTAGGTGTGCTTGTAGTGTTGATTCAACTATACTCATATAGAGTTAGTTTACACTCTTATAAGGACTTTGTCAAGGGTACCAGCGTTCGAAAGGCTGTCTTCTTTTACTACTCGAAGCCAACGAACACCAGCGTAATAGTTGTATGGATCAATGCCAGTATAACCATTTAAGTTTAGTACTGCTGTGGTATAGTCCTGAGGCTTTAAGTTTGCCCACAATGTGGAGCCTGTTACATTTTCGTCCAATGTGCCTTGTACTATGATACTGCCTGTCCAATTACTGCCGTATAAGGCAACTGTGAAAAGACTAATGTCTTTTCTATAAAAATGTGGACCATTGAATGCACTGGATATTAATAAATTATTGACACTAGACCAAGTGGTAATTTCATGAGTAGCACGGCTGGTTGGTACAACTGCATCTTTGACTTCAACATCAAATGCGCCTTGTTGGGCACGGTTCCATGTTAATGCAGTCTCTAGTCCATCACCGTCAACAAATGTGGCTCCCAATGAATAGATTCCAGAACCCAACATCATTAGATCGCGAGTAAGTACTGTTAAACGTGCTTGTCCGTTTTCGGCCACAGTTGGCATTGCTCTTCGACGAAAAATGGTTGTTCCTGTAGTGCTGTCCCACATTGTCACTGTTAGCTCTCTGCGTAATAAACTAACAGGGCGACGGTCTGTACCTGTAATAGTAAGGTCTAAGATATTGTCTACACCTTTAAACCAAACAATACGTTGGTCAGTATAAGAGGGTGCATGTCTTGTAGCACTTGGACCTGTACCGGCTCCAGAGTAGTTTAATGTTGCAGTTGGAACGCTTGAGTTTAATGTGGCCATGCTGTTATTTAGCCAAGTACCCGGAGGTTTTAAGATGCTAAGTAAAGCTGATGGATAACAAAGTTAAAGAATTTCTAGAGCGTTTCCCATTTATGAGCCTGGTGCGATATGGTGAAAATGAATTAGTTGGAATCATTCAAAATAGTGACAACGTGGTTGTGACTATGTACGTCTACAACCTGCTAAAAGACGATGCAGATAAAGTGGCATTTGTAGAACAAGGCGAAGAATGGTGGTGGGGTAGCAATCGCTTGATACCTATTAACATTGTTCTAAAAGAGCAGATGCGCCGTTTTACCTACGCTCTAAAAACTTACAGTACCAAAGACTTTGAAGTGCTGTACGGGCACCAAACAAGCCTAACAAATGTCATTACTAAACGTACAAAACGACGTCAAATTAGCCTTGTAAGAAAGATGACTTAATTTAAGTTAAGATAATCGGAGGTTGAGTTAGTATCAATCCAAAGTTTATCAGTGCCTTGGTATTTTGCAATACTTCTATCAAGCAAATCCACATATTGATTCACTTGCTGAGTCGTCTCAAGTTTATCTCTCCAAATAAACAAGATCTTTCTAGCAGTAGGACTCCAGGTACTTGAATGTTTGGTTCTCAAATTATTCCATGCGTAAGAATTTGATTCTTCTGTCCTTGGTAAAGAGATGTAGGTGTTGTTATGTTCCTTGATTGGATCAGTTAGAAGTTGCAATGTTTCCTGAGGATTTCTATCAAATAATTTGATACGCATTGACAATGGCATGTCAATCATACTGGTATGATCTCTGTGTGGCGGAATTTTTTTTGCACTTGACCACATATTCCATTTAAAATTTTTGCCTCCAGCCCAAGGCATCAGATCATGGATTTGTTCAAAAATTTCTGGGAATTCTGTGTAAATTGATTCAACAATGTTTCGTGTCCAAACTGGAGTCCAGTTATCTGCAATGCTATCAATTGACAAGTATGTTGATTTAGTAGACTTAAATGTACCAGAACTTAAATCTTCAATTTGCTTGCCTGCATGTTTGCCATTTTTAAAAAAGAAAACAACAAATTTTTGTATATCATTGGGTTGTATCTTTGGAAGATCATATGGAACAAACAAATACTTGCCGTATGTTTGTTCAAGTTCAGAATACAAAGTTTTAACTTCTGGTAACTGATTTAACTCAATACTTCTAAGTTGTGTTAAATTTTCTTTGGTCTCAGTGATAACACCATCATCTGTACGTTCTACATTTGGTGCTGTATATACTGGTTGGTCGATTTCGTTGCTCATAGCAGTATTTATGTATACTCGTAACTGACTTGTTCACAAATTAAATTCATTTGTGCAACAATAGCAACTGCATAGGCCACGGCATGAGCCTTTTTAAAGAAGTAATCACCATTCTCTGGTTTCGTCCATACTTCCTTCATAATCGTCGTCCATGGCTTCCCAATCAGATAGCGTTTGGCCGGGCGTATCATAGCCAGGACCGCAGACAATTGTTCCACGGAAGTCGGCTGGGTCTTCCGGAGAATATCTCCATGCCCGTTCAAATGAAATAACAGATTTACAAAGTCGTCCTGTAGTAGTAGATCCCATAATGGCTCCTGATTGGCTAGTTGGTCTAAATGCTCTTTACTTTTTACGCCCTGATATAAACTTACATTAAGTAAGTCTACTTTGAAGAATCCCAGTTCTTCTGCTTGCTGATAATCAATGTCACACCAACCCGTAAATGGATTTGTGGGCACTGGGTGAAAATACACACCAGTCTTGTGCTTTTGTCTATTGCCATTGGGCAAGCGTTGCATTGCCGGAACATGCGGCAGTAATTTTAACACTTGTTCTCTATCAGCAAAGTCAATGTCTACGTCAGGTAAGTTCATTGTTTTTTCTTAGTGGTTTCTTTGACGAAATTCAAAATATCATACTGTTGTTGTTTAATTTCAATGACTTCCTGTGTCATTTCGTCAAGTCGTTGTAAAAGTATTTCAAGTCGTGCTTCTAACTTAGCGTACCTAGTGCCTGCGTCATCATTGTGTTGATCCACAGCACTTGCTTGTCGTTTTGTTTTATTTTGCTTATCCACCATTTTGTATCCACATGCTTGGTAATTGCATCAATCTGTCCAGGTTCCATTCTATCTAATAATCGCTGTGCAGCTTCAGTTGAGTATAATATCCAAGGACTAATTCTGCCCATGGTCACCATATTCATTGCTGTTGCTGGTGCAACTTTGTCAAAAAATTCTTGCCAACTATTGTTTGTTTTACTACCCCATTCTACCATGGTTAGGATAGTTCTTTCCAATGCACGTTCTGAAGTTTCCTTCTTGGCAGCTTCTTGTACATATAGTTGATAAGTTCCTGGTTTTGTCCAATCACTTAATCGAACGCTCATTTTAAAAAGCCAGTTAATGAACTTTTCACTTTCCAATGGGCGCAACTCAATCAAGTAGTTAGCAAATTTTACAAATCCAATATAGTCTGCACTCCTTATAAAGTCGTCGATTGTTTTTTCTTTCTTTGCATTAGGACTTACATATTTCATAAAGTCCAACCATACACTAAAAGCAATGCGACTATCAGTTTCATCCTTGTTCATCCATCTGCGTTTTTTTTCACACATATGACTGCTCAAGGTACGCTCACGTGTGAATGATTTTTCGCAGAAGCGACATTGGTAATCCTGTACCATTATTTAAACAAATCCTTAAGATCTTTATTACCCATGTTTTGTGATACGGCTATTTCAGCTAAGACATCTGTACCATTGATTTCTCGGAACAGTTCGATTTCATCGTCGCCTAAGTTTGGAAACTGTTCAATTAACCAAGCTGTTAGTTTATCCTTCTTTGCACCTTTGGGTGGAATGAACTCATGACGCATCTTATGACCAATGCCGCATAGTGCAAGTGTTCTCCACCGTAGTTCATCGTGGTTACTTCCTACTGCAATGTAATCCAAGTTACTCAGGTCATTGACTGTTGTCAAGTAGTATTCTTGCAAGTCCTGTGTGCCTTGTACTTGGCTACCCCAACGCTGTGCCATGTATGTGCTAAGAGACTTTAGCTCATCTGTTTCCAGCTTACTATAATAATCGCCACGGCGTAGATCCACTGCCGCCATAACTTGGTCAATTGGCAGTTGATACTTTGCTGTTGCTGTTGCTTTCTTTTTAGTAGCCATGCTGTATTTTAAAACCAAATTTTGTTTAAGTCAAGCACTTCTGGAATTTTATTTGTTTCTTTGACAAAGAACGCACACATTGGTTCGTTGCCTTTTTCTAAAGGCACTGCCAATAAATGTCCAAACTTTAACTTTGGTACATACCATTTTACTTCTTGGTAGATGTTAATAACTTCTACACGTTGCCACTCTGGCTTGTATCCATTGATGGGGTTAAACACAAAGGTACTGAAGCCACGATCGTTAATACTCATTACATTGATAACTTCGGGTTCACCATGATCGGGTTCACCAATGACCAAAGACCAATCCAATGGAACTTTTACTTCTGTTTTGCCAATGCGTAGTACTGCCGCAGGACAACTGAAACTTTCTAAAAACACCAGAGGTACAAAAATGTAATCTACTTCAGCTGGATTAGAGTAATCAAGCACTCCATATCTCAAGTCTTCGTCAATTTCTTCTGGTAGACGATCCAAGTCATATGACCGATTGTCAACTGTTAATATGTTCATTTATAAGTAACCTTTTCTGTTTGATACGGGTAATTGGCATCAGTGTAAAATTGTTTACGCTTTGTTAAGTGCCGTTTAGCAAATTTTGCTGTACTGGTTATGTCCCAGATTTGTACAAAGTCTTTGTCTTGTGCTTTACGAATACCACGCCCAATACTCTGTATAACCCTAACAAAACTCTTTCCAGGTTCAACCAAAACCAAGTTAAAGATCCTAGGTATATTAATGCCCACAGCAGCCACACCATATGTTGCCACAATGATCTTGTTGTCGGCGATTGTAATTTCATCATACTCATCTTTTCTATCCTTGCTTTTCATTGCTCCTGATACAAACACACTATCAGGTAGTCGCTCTACTAACATTTTGCCAGAGGCAATACGATCAACCAAAACAAGTGTATTGCCTGCTAGACTAATGGTGTTAATAGTGTTTGCAAGATGATCCATTCGCTTTTCGTTGGAAGTCAAATATGTTAATTCTTCTTGGTAGGTTTTATACTCAACCTTATCATCAAACTGTAGCACCTTAACGTGACAATTTGACAGTACGCCTATGTCTTGCAGCTCGCTGGCTTGCAATCTGTGCAGCACTTCACCTAGGCTGGCAATAAGGCTGACGTATTCATGTTCTTCTTTGGGAATGGTACCAGTAAGTCCCCAACGGATTGGGATATGCGCAAACGGGCCTGTTAGCATTGTACGAAGTACATCTGCTTTGGCCATGTGTACTTCATCAACAATGACTGCAATCAAATCATCTGTGATTGCTTCCATGCCAATAGCACTGATACCTTCTTTATTGCGTTTAATTAAACTGTTAATACTTTGCCATGTTGCAATAGTGTGTGTATGTCCCAGGTCTTTCTCATCACCAAAAAATACACCAACATCCAAACCCATGTTAACATAGTCGGCATGTGTTTGACG